GAAACCGCCCTCAGTTACTTTGCCGTGTTTGCGTGTGTGACGCTCATTGCCGCGGATGTGGCAAAGCTGCATCTACGATTAGTGGAAGTCGATGACAACGGGATCTGGCGGGAAACCACCAACCCCGCGTATAGCCCCGTCTTACGCAAACCCAATCGGTATCAAACGATCGTGAAGTTTATCGAGCAATGGATTACATCCAAGCTCGTGCATGGCAATACGTACGTCTTAAAAGAGCGGGATGCCCGCGGGGTGGTGCGGGCCCTGTATGTGCTCGATCCCACCCGTGTGGTGCCGCTCGTGGCTCCCGATGGCTCGGTGTATTACGAGCTCCGCCGTGATGATCTCTCTGGCATTGCGCCGAATGGCGAGCCCGTGACACTCCCCGCGAGCGAAATTATTCACGATATTATGATCCCGCTCTTCCACCCGTTGATCGGGGTGAGCCCGCTCTATGCGTGTGGGCTCTCCGCTCTCCACGGGCTCTCGATGCAAGCTCAAAGTAATCTCTTTTTCCAGCAAGGGGCCCGCCCAAGTGGGATCCTGACGGCTCCCGGGGCGATCTCTGATGAAACGGCCAAACGCTTAGCCGATTACTTCAATAGTAATTTCACGGGGGCGAATGCGGGGAAAGTGGCGGCGGTGGGCGATGATCTGAAATACACCCCGCTCACCTATAACGCGGTGGATACCGAGCTCATCAAACAATTAGATTGGACCGCCCAAACGATTTGTAGTTGCTACCATGTGCCCGCGTTCAAAGTCGGAGTGGGCCCGCACCCGCCGTACAGCAACGTGGAGCCGATGAACCAGCAATATTACTCAGACTGCATACAGAGCTTGCTCCGCTCGTGCGAAACCGTGCTAGATGAGGGCTTGGGATTAGACGGCACGAGCTACGGTACTGAGTTTGATATCGATGATTTGATCTGGCTCGATACATCCACCCGCACGAAAGCCGCCGCGGAAGCGATCGGGAGCGGAGCCGTGGCCCCGAATGAAGCCCGCCGCAAATGGTTCGGGCTCGGGCCCGTGGATGGTGGTGATACCCCGTACATGCAAGTGCAGAATTATGCGCTCTCGGCTCTGGCGGCTCGGGATCAAGCGGGCCCGCCCACGGCTCCGCCCACCCCCTCACCCGCTCCGCCGCCCGAGCTCCCCGCCGCGGATGTGGATGACACCGATGAGGGCGGGGGCACGAAGGAAATAGCCGCGCTTACGTGGGCCTTACTTCGGAAAGATTGGAGCGGGATCGCTAATGCCCTTTGATGCTCCCGCGATCGCGGATGTGGTGGAAGTGATTATTAAATCCGCCCTGGCCCCATTGGTGGAGCGGATCAAAGCCCTCGAAACCCATAGCACCGCGGATGTAATACGGGTGGAAGGGTATACGTCTTTTCTCCAACGGGATTTAGCCGCCGCCACGGAGCGGATCGCCAGTCTCGAAACCCGCAAGCCCGAGCCCGGGCCCGCGGGCCCCGCGGGGGCCGATGGGGTGGGCTTTACCGAGTACACGATCGAATATGACGGGGAGCGCACCTTTACCCATAAGTGGCTCACAGGTGGGGAGCTCCACACCAAGAGCTTCACCACGCCGATCGCCCTGTATCGCGGCGTGTATGTCGATGGGCGGATCTATGAGCGGGGGGATCTCGTGACGGTCAACGGCTCGATCTATCACTGCGATGCGGACACCACCGCCCGCCCTGGCGATGGGGCCAAAGAGTGGACGTTAGCCGTAAAGCGGGGGAAAGACGATCGCAAGGGGGCCCCATGGCCGCGGTGATCACCCTGGCGGAAGCCAAAACCCAATTACGCATTAATGACACGTGGCATGACGGGGAAGTCCAAGCCGCCATGGATGCGGCGGAAGCCGTGATCCGCAAGCGGCTGAAAACTGCCGATGATCCCACGTGGAACGAATTCACCGTGCCCGTGGATATTAAGCACGCCATAAAGCTCCTCACCGCCCATTACTACGAAGCCCGCGGGGATAGTTACCCCGATGAGCAAGATACGGCTCGCGTATGGGAAGCGGTGAATAGCCTGATCGGGATGTGGCGGGATCCCGCCCTGGCGTAATGGCGATCGGGCACTACCGCCACCGCGGCACATTTCAGGATCCCACCGCGATGGTGCCCGATGGGGAGGGCGGCTTTATCGAAGGATGGGCGGATCTCGTGCCGCCAGATTGGCCCGTGAGCATTACCCCCGCCACGGCTCGAGATATGGAGCGGGTGGCGAGTGGCACGGTGATCACATCCGCCACCCATTTGATAGAGGGCCGGTGGCGTCCCGATGTGAGCACCACCACGCGAATGCTCTTTGAAGGGCGGATCTTTCACATTACCGGGATCCACAACGTAGAGGAACGGGATATTACGATGCGCCTGTTAGCGGAAGAGCAAGTCTAGCCATGGCGAATAAGCTCACGATCGGGGGGCTCGGGGAGTGGTTAGAGCTCCCGCGTGAGCTCCGAGCCGCCGCGGATCCCGTGATCAAACGCTATGCGGAAGATGCGCGGGCGGATGTGAAAGCGGCCTATCCGCGGATCTCGGGGGCTCTCCAAGATGGCGTGGTGTTTGTGGAAACCCCGTCGAATGATCCCGCGATTACCACGTACACGGTGAAGAGCACCGCTCCCCATGCCGCCCCCTATGAGTGGGGCTCCCAAGTGCATGGGATGCGAGCGCACCCCACGTTTTTACCGATTACCAATCGGGCCCGCCATGCCGCCACCGCCGCGGTAATCGAGATCGTGCGAGCGGCGGGCTTTAGGGTCACGGGGGATACGGACTAATGCCGCCCGCCGTGATCGGGGATCTCTCGGACGTAGATACCCTAATCTTTACCACCCTGAGTAATGACGCCACGCTCCGCGGGCTCTGCCCTGATGGGGTGTTTTGGGATATCGCTAACGGGGCGATCGCGTTTGTCTTACTCACCCGCCCGCCCGATGCGGAATACGCGGGGGCCCTCGATGGGGAAGAGGGGTGGCTACGTGTGCAGTATGCCGTTAAAGCGGTAATCAAAAGTAGTAGTGTGGTGGCGTCAAATAATGCCGCATTCCGTATCCACGAGCTCTTACACTACGGCTTGCAAGATACCACCGCGGGTAATTACACGATCATGCACATCGAACGCACGATCCCGATTAGATATCAGGAAGTGGATCCGAGTAATACCGCGATGAAATGGCAGCACCACGGGGCCCAATACTCCGTGATGATGTGCCCGAGCAATTAACCGCGTAAGTCAAAAGGGGTGAGGCATGGCTAGACGGCATGGATCATACGGGCAAGTGTGGATGGATCCCACGGGCGGGGCAAGCCCGGTGATCGTGGCGTCCATGAACGGGTGGACACTTGATCTGAAAAGAGATCGCGTGGACGTGACCGCGTTTGGAGATCGGTTCAAGCAATTCGTGCAGGGGCTCCCTTCGATAGAGGGCACCGTGAAAGCGTGGTGGGATGCCGTGGCAAGCCGCTCGCTCTTTACGATCGCGTTGGGGGAAACCCCCGTGACCCTCAAGCTCTATCCCTCATCGCTCGATGCCTCTGACTTTTTCCAAGGGCCCGCATATCTCGATACGTCGATCGAAGTGGCCGCGGATGGTGCTGTGAGCATTAGCGGCACGTTTGCGGGGGCGGGCGATTGGTCTACCCCTGGCGCAGTCACCGCCACGGGAGCCACGGCGGGCACCCCTGGCAGCTTTACCCCCGCGGGCTCACTCGCTCCCGCGAACCTGGCCGCGATGACGGGGATCACCGCAAACCCCGCAACGCTATGGACGGTGGGCCAGTACGTCGCCACGGGCGATGCCGCCCACGTGCATTGGACTGGCACCGCATGGGCGGCGGGGCCAGGGTAATCGCAGGGCTCCATGCTTCGCGGCATCGTGGGCCACGTGAAGTGGCATTACTACACCGCGGCGGGGATTAATGGCTATACCGTCACTCGCATAGAGGGCGGCGGGCTATTACTTACCGCCACGGTGGTGATGCGTGACGCATTCAAGATCGCGCAACGGCCCTTAATCTTTGAAGCCCCACACGCTAAGGGGGTGTGGCGGTGGCCGATCATTACGCACACCCTCACCGAGAGCGGGCACCTCACCGCCCGCCTCGGGCCCGAAATTCTCACGAGTTATAACGGGGAGCCCCCAAAGGATCTATGTCTCGATTTCTCAAGCCCGAAATCGTAAGGATCAATCTCACCCGCGGGGATTGGATCACGGTGAAAAAGCAATTGACCGCGGGCGAAAAGCGGCGGGCCCAAGCCCGCATGGTGAAGCGAGCGATCGCGGGGCAACCGATCGAAGTCGATTTAGAAAAAGCGGGCGTGACTAACCTTGTGGAGTATTTGATCGATTGGTCATTTACGGATGACGCGGGCAAGCCCATGGCGATCCGCGATATGCCCGCCGACTACGTGATCGATGTGCTGAACAATTTAGACTCGGATAGCTTCGACGAAATCACGGACGCCATAAACGCCCACGAGCGATCGGTGGCCGATGAAAAAAAAACGCCGGCTACCGAGAGCGTATCGTGAGCGATCTTCGTATCTGCCGGATCATGCGGTGGACGTATCCCGATGTACTCGATCTCCCCGCCGATGTGTATGACGTGTTGGTCGAAGAGCTCATAAACGAAGCCGAGCGCACATAGATGGCCCTCACTGCTAAATTCCAAGCGGATTTCTCGAGCTTTTATAAAGCGGTGCAGGATGCCACCGCCAAGCTCGAGGGCTTTCAGCAGGAAGCCGATCAAGTCAGTAAGTCTCTCGATCGGATGGTGGATACCCTCTCGGGTAAGCGGCTCATCAGTAATGCCACGCTCATGGTGAAAGCGGTAGAAGAGATCGGGGGAGCCAGCAAACTCACGGATGCCGAGCTTCGCAAAGTCTCCGCCACCGTAGGGGAAGCCGCCGCCAAAATGCAGAAGATGGGGATCACGGTGCCCCAGGGCTTCAAGGATATTCAAACCGCCGCGGAAGGGGTGAACCGGCCCACGGAAGGATGGGGATCCACGCTCACGAGCGTGAGCAATATCGTGCGGGGCTTCCTGGCATTGCAGATAGTGGGGTGGTTTAAAGATGCTGCCGCGGCGGGCTTTCAGTGGAGCTCCGCCATGGCGAAGATGCATAGCCAAACGGATCTCACCTTCCGCGATCTCCAAGTCTTAGAAGATGTGGCGATTAATACGGGCACGTCGATCGAGATACTTGCCAAGGGCGTGCAAATACTCCAAAAGACGATAGGCGATCGCACCGCTCGCAAGGGGATCCAAGAGCTTGGGGTGTCCTTTGATGCCCTGCTGAAAATGAAACCCGCGGATCAATTCGCCACCATTGCCAGTGCCCTTGCCAAAATTGAAGATCCCACGGCTCGAGCCGCCGCCGCCGCCAAAATCTTTGGGAATACCTACCGCGAAATCATGCCCGCCCTCCGGGCCGATATGAACGATATCGCCGCCAAAACCAGAGTGGTGGCCGATAGCCAAATTGAAGCCGCGGATCGGGCGTCCGCACGGTGGGATAAGTTTTGGAACGATCAAAAAAAGGGATGGGCGGCATGGGCGGGCTCGGTCGTCGCGGGTGTGGATCAGGGGATGAAATCGTGGGAAGAGGCGAATAAGAAAGGGGCCGAAGCCCGAGCCAAGCTCTTTGGCGGGGCGGGGGCC